CAGTAGCACTAGCAGTCAACGCATCTAAAACAACTCTATCTGATAAGTTTTCTATTCCTCTACCTAAATATGCCATTACTCACCACCTCCGTTGTCTATGATTTCGTTACCATCTATTTTTTGCCATTCTAATATTGCTTGGTAATCTGAGTTTGCTTCGTCTAGTGGCACTGATACTTTTGTTCCGTTTTCATATTGTATTAGGTAACTTGTAAAATTATTATTTACTATACTGTATTGTTTTGTAACTGAACTGATAATCATAATTATAACTCCGCCGACATTGTAAAAAATCTTGTTCCATGATCGTTGTAAATAAGTGTTTGACTTTCACCACTACTATCAGAATGAAAATTCTGACCATGAGTATACTCACAAGAACCATAAGTAGATGAACTTTTATTTGCACTAACAGATGGACTACTAGCATCATTATTTCCACCAAAAACTCCAATGTTAGCAGTTTGATTTGCTATTGCCATAGTTGGTGTTGCTCTCATATTTTGTTGCAAAGCAAAATGGACAATAGCTTGACTACTACTTGATGTTTGGTGCATATTTATAGCACCATTAATTGCTTGAAAATATCTTAAACATCTATTTAAATTCACATCATGTGGCAAGAACTCAAACTCCGAAGCAGTTTCTCCAGCCTCAAGCTGAACTCCTGTAAATTGTACAAGGTCATTAGCACTTGCAAGAGCATTAACTTGACCTACTGCTCTGTTTGCATTTGTATTTGAGTTCCAAGTAGTATTTAAAGTTCCAGATGTAAAATTTGATCCAGCAGTTAAATATAAACTTACATCTAAAGAAACATCATTGTCATTATTAAAAGCACCAGTAGTATCTGCTGGAAATGTAATTGTTTTATATTCCCAAGTATTAGAAGAATTTACTGTGTACGCTTTTGAAACTTGTCTACTATTGTCAGTATCAAATAGTTCAGCAATATAAGTTCCTGTGACTGTTGCTTTAATATGAAATGAAAGAGTTAATTGTTGTGCAGATGATGTGCCTTTTTTAAGATATTGTAAATTTTGACCTTCTATTCTTTGTTGTAAATAGTTTCTGTCACCAGCACTTGGACTAGCACCAGATCCAGCTTCTAAAAATTTAAACGATTTAACAAAACCAGAGCCAGTTGGTGCATCAGTTTCTTGTGATACATTTAGTGTTCCAGCACCTCTAATTACATTCCATCTATCGCAAGTGTGATAGCCAGTAGAAACATTAGTAGCCGAAGTTGCTCTTTGACTTATGCTCATGTCACAGGAACT